TTTATTAGACATTGGTTGTGGTTTTGGTTTTGCGGGTGCCGACGGTGCGCCAGTTGAATAACTAACTAATACTTCATTGGTTTGGAAGTCGCTTTTAATATTTTCAACCGTAACATATTGACCACCAATAATATTTTGAGGGCTTAATACATTCTTTTCTGCTGTAGTTGGTGTATATTCTGATGTATCACGCAAACTTGGTAATTTAACATTGCTATTACCAGTCCCATAATCTATTGAAACATTTGATAATGGAAAGTTGCCTTGTACTTTTTCTACAACTACAGTTCCAGTCTGACCAATTGGTGCCCTAACAAGACTTTGACCAGGTTGTAATCCTGGTGCGCCTGCAAGATTTCTTGGTGATCTTCTAATTAATTTAGTCATATTATTTACCTCTTTTAATTATTTCTGGCCCATATATATATGCAAATGGTTGTGGTTTAATTTCTATAGACACTAAAGCCGCAGGACCATCAATGCCAGAACCACGAGGAGGTAAACCATATATTTTCTTTTGATTTTTAGTAGGACTAGTGGCATTTGGTGGAAATGGATCATTAACTATTTTTACAGAATTACGGGCCTTTGTTTCTGCAAGAATGCCGTATTCAGCTGGACCACTATTTTTTTTAAGGCTTCTATTAACTACCGTAAGTCTTTTAAGTGCCATTATTTGCCTTTTAACATTGGAAAGAATCTATTTGGTGGCACAACTGGATTTATAATTGGTAAGTTAAATTTAACAGGAGCTTTGCCTGCTGGCATTATAGGTAAACCAAATCTTATACCAGATCCAGGTTGAGTAGGAATTGGAAAAGAAACTCTTGGTTGAGCTATAATTGGTAAACCATATCTTCCCGGAATCCCACCATCTCTAACTATCGGCATACCGAATCTTACTGAAGCCATTATTGACCTCCCTCTATAGGCGGAATGTATGGAGTTTGTTTATCTCTTTTTAGCGTTGCCATTTTGGACCTTTCTTTGTTCTGCCCTAGCAATTGCTAATGCTTGTTCTTTTGATGTAACCAATTTTCCGTTGCTAGATTTTAATGTTCCAGCCGCAAATTCTTGCATTACTTTTTCAAACTTATCCATTATAGTACTTCACTATTGGAGTTTATCATACCAGATTGTGTCATATTTGTTAAGTATTCAGCTTCTGCTTCTACTTCTGACATATGTGGATCTCTGCGCATAATCTCATCAATTGGAGAAGAAATGCCAAGTCTAATATCTCTTTCAAGACTTTCCTCTTGTGAAGAATACGGAAGTATTGATTCTTCTGGCCATTTAATTTTAAGATCATTAATTGGTTGATAACCGCCAATTGCGCAAATCATATTAGCCAATTGCATTTCATATATTTGATATCTATTTGATTTTTCTTGGAAAACTTTCCATAGAGGGAACCAGCGAACCATGAGCTCTCGGCCCGACTGGCCTTCCCCTCCCTCTACGGAAATGCGAGGCACGCTGGACGTAGTGTACAAGCGATCCTCGAGGTACTTAATAAAATCTAATGACTCTGCAATCTTTGGGTCTAGTTTAAGAACGTTTGCAGTAGCACCTTCTGGAATATTCACTGCTCTACCAGGATGTACTACAACTGTTTCTCCTGATTTAAATCCTGAGAATACAATTGGTGTACCCGATTGCATTTTAATTGTATATCCTATGTGTGTAAGAAGCTGATTAATATGAGAATTAAGCTTGCGTACAACAGTTGCGATTGGATATCCGATATATGCATTGTGTACTTCTTCGCCTTGAAAGTTAACAAAAGGTAAAAACCCAAGTTCATTTGTTTCTGACACTACAACTTGTTGACCCTCATATGCTACCACAGAATCTGGAGTCCATATTTGTTGTAAAATTACTTTTTCTATTTGTGGTTGTTTGCGACCATCGGAAGTAACAGGTGCACCATCAACCAATCTTGATAATATTCTAGTTAAGGCAATAGCATCAGCAGTATTAGGATCGTCGTCATTGCCAGCAGAAGAAAATTCAGTAGCATCATAAAGGGCCAACCTAATACCACCAGGAAGACCTTCATCAGGAGTAGGGTGTAGTAATACGCTGCCAGTAAGTTCTGCATACAAATCCACCTTTCCAAGTAATGAATCTATTTTATTATCTTTATAAACTTGTTCAATAAAATTAATTGATTGAGCTGGACCATCCCATTCGCGAACCAATGGTCTAGCATATAGCATTGAACATCTCTTGGACATTATTGGTTTAGTTATGTTCATTGTAACAGGATTTACGTCATCATTCATTAAAATAACATCATTTTCCTGTTTGCCGTAATAATAACTTTTATTAAGTTCTGCGGCTTCTTTTCTTTCTTTTTCTTCTAAATTATATGTTTCTGAAAAAGCTCTTTGTGTTGCCGCAATGGGCATTGTGTCCCATGCACTAAAATTTGTTGGCATTATAGTTCTCCGTTGCATTGTCTACATAGATATGGAGGCTGGTGCTTTGCAGTCTTGCTAGGAAAAGCTGATCTGCATTGCTGACAGCGTTTCATAACAACTCTTGATTTAGACTGTAAGTCCATACCATAATTATACTGTTCTGGCACCTCAGTAATCCATTTATTTTGATTAAATACGTTAACGAAGAAGTATCTAATTGCGTCACACATGTGATCATGTATTCCGTCTTTTAATGCCTCTTCATTGATTGTTTCATACTTTTGACTAGACTTATTGTAAGTATAGCCAGAAAGAGATCTTATTGTTTCTCTACAGTTATTAGTAACGTAAAATTTGATTGATCCATCAGCTGATTTAACAAAGGATCTAACTAAGGCTATACCTGGAGCTATTTCAGAGCCTTTATTAGCCACATGCCAGCGATGTGGACTCATTCTTAAGCTGTCTACTGGCGATATACCTGATGATAATTCTGCGGCATTGCCTGCAGGATCTGTTAATATTTCTTTAACTGCAGTTCTATTTAAATTATGCAATGCAAGTTTAGCTATAATTAATTCTTCTATTTGATCTATACTTTTTCTGGTTACATACAATTCATCAAACTGTATGATTTGCTGCAGAACATTGTTTACAGCCATAAAACAAACAGCTGTAGGGTTGGCAAAGCCAAAGTCCATACCAAGATATATATCCCAATCATGCCAAGATGGAGAACCAGCATCTATAATGTTATCCTCAGTAAAGTTATCATAAACAAGACCTTCTTTAGTTATAAACTCTGCAAGATATTCTTGTCTAAAATCCATTTCTGATACTGTTTGTGCTGCTTGTTTTAATTCTTCTTGGGTTATTAAAGGATTCTTCCAAGTTGGCCAATGATCGTATAACCAAAGATCATCTGAATTAGCAATAGACGCCTGATCGTAAAACCAATTGCGACCATTAGGTGTTGATATTAATATAACCTTACCTTGTCTATCTGACAAAGCTGGTCTTAAAGCTCTTGTCCAAATATCTTGAGATATAAATGCAGCCTCGTCTATTATAAGATAAGTTAAACCTCTACCGTCTTAACGACCTTTCGTTGTCTGCGCCCTTAAATGACATCATTGAACCATTCTTAAATTTAACTCTTAATAGTGTTTCATGAACTGATTCAATCGCTGGTTCTAAATCTTCTTGATATTCTTTAAACTCTTCCCAGCCTATCTCTCTAGCCATACTAATAGTAGGCGCAACCCACCATGCATTTGCTTGTGGTAATTCTAGACAATGTTTTATAAGCTCCATCAGAGCCATTTTTGATTTACCTACGCGGCGACCACCAACTATAAGTTTATAGCGATGATCATCGTTATGAATTACTTTTTGATAATCATAAGGATTATAATCTAGTTCAACTGTTTTCATTTAATTTAGGATTATCCATTAATCTTTCAGCTTCTTTAGCCATCTCATTAAGTTGTTCTTTGCATAGATGCGAAGTGCTGTAAACTAAGTTGCCGCATGGTATGCATCTAAATGATCCATCTGCAATAGAATTTAAAATAAACAAGTTATTCATAATTATTTTCTCCTGGGGCTGTATCGACAAGATATTTCCAATCGATATATAATTTATAAATGTCTAACATGAATCGTTTAGCGACTTGTTCAGGCTGAGAATTGGCCCACTTGACCATTTCTTCCATGCCTTCTTTATATGTTTCTGGGGTATTATACATTATCGCTATCTTTCCACCTAAACATTATACCATACTCTTGCCCTCTTCCCTCAGATATGTCTTCTAATCTTTCTATTCTGCCCAATAATAACTTAATATGTTGCCATGACTGGTCTTCAACAGCTTTCTTAAAAGCAAGATTATACAAAGCTGGTTCCATGTCCTTTAACAGCTCTCTGCATCTCTTTCTGACTTCTTCCTGAAATTCTACGGACTTTCTCCATTGCCTGAGTGTCTCTGCTGTAGTCCCAGATGCTTCTGCTATTTCTTTATAAGTTTTATCACCCTTAGCTAGCAACTCTATTGCTAGTAATTGTTGTTCATTAAATATTGATTTCATATTTTTGCAACCTCTAGTTGTCTATAATGTCCTCTTACTCTTGTCCCATCACCTCTAGTATAGGAATCAACATATGTTTTAATTTTTTCTTTTGCCATTTTTTTACTGTACGGCGCAACACTGTTTTTTAATTTCTCTACATTCTTTTTGCGCTCATCTCCATCAACAAATACAAATGTTGTTGCAACCGGCACTGTAAGTCTACCAGATACATATCCAGCTATCTTTGATTTATATAAAGGATCCTGTGGACCATATAGGTTTCTTGCTGTTGCTGTTGCATTCTTTAATGCTTTTTGTATTTGCGCGGCACTTCTTACTTGACCAGCTTGTCTTAAATATTTTATTTCTGCTTGCATTGTGCGAACAAATGCTCTTACTTTTGGCGATGCTATTGCGGCCCTAGGAGTTCCTAGCAATGCAGAATTTAAAAGATTAGCTGTTGATTCTCCAAGAACACCACGAGCATAATAAACACCAAATGCTTGTTTTGATGTGGTTGGAAACAAAGATGCTTCTAAAACATCAGAGAATGTATTTCTTGCAGCCCTATAAGCTCTTGTTGCTCTAAAGCCAGTCAACTGTTGTCTTACGGGATTTTTTAAACCGTACATAGATCTTAAAGCACGAATTGTTGGGTTATCGGACATATCTACAACCCTTTGTTCCATCATTCCTAAAGATTTGGCTTCAAGAAATTTTCTGGTTCTATTTTCTATAGTATCAATTCCACCATTTATAGCATCGGCTAGCTTTTTGGCATTTGATTTTTTAAATAAAGAATCACTTATTCCTTCTTTACCAGAAGATGTTAGTATTTTTCCAACTGCTTCAACTATTTCTTGTTTAGTGCCATTTTTAAGCAGATCTGTACTTAATTGACTTGCGGCTTTTCTTGTGGCGTTAATGCCAAACTTGGTAGCTACCTCTTGTGCTGCTTCTCTAACTGCGGCGCGTGAGATATACTCACCAAGTATTGCAGTTAACCTAGCCCACATTTTATCTCCTTAAAAGTATTCAGGACACGAAGTATCTTTATGTTGAACTTCTATGTCATCTATTATAATTTGTGGTTCATTTGTGCGTGGATTTGATTCCATTCTACCACTTATAGTAACTTGATCATTTAGTTTAACATTATTAAGCATGTTAGAAAGAGAGATTGGTCTTGATTGTCTAAACAAGACAAGTTGTATAGGCTTTTGTCCTTCAGCTTCTTTAATTGCAGAAAAGATTACCTTATCTTTTACAACTGGGGTTTTTGCGATTGTACCTGTAATTTTCATTTGGGGCTCCTTATTTTGGATTGATCTTGTGGGGAATCATTCAATCAATCAATGCTTATTAAATGATTGCTAGACTGTATGTTTCATCAATCAAGCAATCCATATAGTACCACATATTGCAGGGGAATGTCAATCCGTGGTATAATTATCTTATGAACAAAATGGGAAGACCTATAACTAATACTCCAGAAACAATTAAAGAACGCATCATAGTATCTGATGCGGGATGCTGGATTTGGCAAGGCTATAAGGATAGAGATGGCTATGGTCGCATGCGCCTTTCGGGTAAAGAACGCTTTACACATAGAATAGCATATGAAGCATGGGTTGCGCCACTTGAGCCCAAAAAGGTTATTATGCATACGTGTGATACACCTGCGTGTTGTAACCCAGATCATTTAAAGCAGGGCACGCATGGTGAAAACAATAGGGATTGTGCGGCCAAAGGCAGAAAACCTAAAGGTAGCAAAAACGGCAATGCTAAGCTAACAGAATATCAAGTTTTAAAAATAAGAGAATGGTATTTTGGTGGTATGTCGCAAGATGAGTTGTCAAAAATTTTTAATATTTCACGAGTTCAACTTCGTAAAATTATATACAATATAAATTGGATTTATACCCAACCATTGAATGGATAGCGGAACTTTGGAACACGAACTGCAAGGTCATAGCCAACCAGTTTTACACTGTTCGTGTCTAAACTGGATAGGAGAATTTCCCCTTGAGCAAAGTATCGAGATGATAATGTTGCTAAGTAAAGAATGCTCTCATTACGATCAGCCAGATCATCTCCGCCAATTGTTGTATCACCTATCGAAATTGAGCCAACTTTGGAACTAGAATTTAATCTCATGTTTTCAATAATTCTATCATCAGATAAGTTTTGATATAGATTACCTAATGCTATATTAATTTCTGCTTCTTTAAGAATTCTTAATGATGCATTGTATTTGCGGCGTGCCGTATCTTCATCAAAGTCATTAAATCTTTCAAAACCCATTTCAGAAGTTCTAAAGTCAATAACTGCTCTAGCTCTTCTAAGTGCAGCAGAAACTCTAGATGCAACTATGTCTTCCGGCGTAAGATTTGCATAATCATAAACGTCTTGATTAGTTGCATAATTAGCACCATCTGTTTCAGAGGTAACCGCCAAAAATGGGGCTGCTGCTACGTACGTGCCAGCAAATACTGGTTCCGAATATGGACCTTCGGTGTTGTCTGCTACATTAACAAATTTAATTTTATACCACTTAGAATCATCTAATTGAGTTGCATAAAAAGAAGTAATGCCATATTGATATGGTGTAGTGGTTTTTAGCCCATATGATCCATCTTTTGCATCTGATTCATACAAATCAAGTCTGCTTGCAGCTGGATCTTCTGGTAATGAAAATGTTATTGTTGTATTAAAAAAAGCCATATTATGTCTCCGATGGTAGTATTGTTCTGCTGAATGGATTTCTTGATGGTCCAACAACATATGCATTAACAGTATAGTAAGCAATTTGATTGTCTACAAATTTTGGAACTACTTGAGATAATTCATATTCGTTTCCATCAAACTTAATTAACCATACAGTTCTTTTTAGATTGTTTCCATCATTTATTAAAAATGTTCTTGATAAATGAAAATCTGGTGCAAGATGCAATTTTCTCATATCTCTTTCAACAAACTCTTCAAAATTTTCATTGCCAGTAGGTGCTGGAAAAGCATAGTTAATATCTTGAAAGAAAGCTTTTACAAACCAAATTTCCGTTAATTCATAAGCTGATCTATCAGATAAAATTGATTCTTGTATAGGTTCATATTTTTCAAGATTAACAGATGTGCCAAATCGTTCAAATGCACTTAAATATTTTTCTGTTAATGGACCAGTTAATCCTTCAGAATAATAATCAAGATTTTCAGAAGTTGAACCCAATAAATTAAATGTAAACAATAATTCATCTTCCGCTTGATTGTCTTCTACAAAATCAACTATTGATATAGAAGGATAAGCTTCATCAAGCAATAGTTTTTGACCAAAATATACTGGTGATTTATCAACTTGAAAAGTAGAATCAGCTCTACCTATTTGATACGCAAATCGTATCTGATCTTTTGTTGCTAAATCTAATTTGCCTGTTCCCACTGGTCTAAAAAATCTTAAACCTACAACATCTTTTGTTGGATGCGAAGCAGCTGTATCTTCATCGCTTAAAATATATTCATCTGTGTCATCATTGTAATCTATTGTTCTTACATAGGTGACGGCTTTTTCATTGTAATTTCTAACATAAGAAAGTATAAAACCATTTCTGCAAGAAATAGCAACTGTTCTTCCGGCTTTTTGATTAGTTGCAAAATCCGTAAAATCACCTTGAGCTGTTGTGGTTGGTATTAACCTTGGAGAAGACCACGTTAATCCATTATCTCTTGATATTGAATAATATTCACTAATAAACATATCATCTGCAGTTTTTTGAGCCCAATATATAATAATTGCATCATTATTATCTTTTGCAATGTTTATATCCGATACATCGGCTTCTGGAAACTCAGTAACCATAACTGGAGTTATAAACTCACCAGACAATCTATCAAATCTAGTATAATGAATTGTATAATTTGGCGTAAAATCCCTAACTGCCGCAATATGCAAAATACTATTATCTTCTGCGTGTGTTGAAATTACATCAAAATAATTATCTCCAGGAGCTTCTTTTGGTCCACCATCAGATGATATAAAATAAGTATGCCTGTAAGGTCTAACATAAAGTTTTGAATAAGATGGATATGTTAAATAAATCATGTCATCAGTGTAAGACAGATCAAAAGACAATGAGTCCATGCTTAAATTAAAAAGGTTGACTAACCAAGTATTGCCTGGCGCTGTTGAGTGATCTTGTCTTGTTATTGTAGATTCGCCAATTTCATAAGAAAATAACTCAATATTGTATGCCTCATCGGCAATATCATAATATGAATGAAACAAATTAAGTAGACCTAAATCTTCTTGCAATGTTAAATGCATTACTGGTCCATTGGCATTAAGGTTTGTTATGCCGGTTTTTCTATTTGCGTTAAAAAATGTGCCGCTCCACATGTTTTCCCAAGAAAAACCATTATCAGTAGATTTATAGATATTTATATATTTTCTGATATGACCTTCTCTTACTGCGGCCCATAATGTTCCGTTATCTTGTCTAATTAAACTTTTATTTACAAAGTTATGAGTAATTAATCCTCTTGCATTCCAAGAAGATTCTACAATTCCAGTATTTGTATAAATTGAACTACTCATTTATTTGCTCCACACTAACTAAAAATGTACCAGGTCCTAATATATCTATTTCATTAACATCAAATTTAATATACAATGGATCCGTGATAGTATTTGGCGGCACATTACCTATAGTAATTGTATCACTATAAGTAATATTATCTGTTGATAAAGATATTGCTGGTAGAACTTTTTCATCTGCTGAAATTGCAGACAAAATAAAAGTAGAAGGATAAGTATCTAAATTGCCAATTCTAAATATTTTCTTTTTAATTTGATTATATAGCATTCCAGCAAAATCTAAATCTGTTATTGATTCTGCGTCTTCTGCGCTTAATGAAGTATCTGTTCCAGCAACAAATTTAAACAACACATTTCTTACCCTTACTTTTGTAAAGGAAGTTGTTGTTATATTAATATTTGAAACCTGTTGTGTTATTGTAAGGCTTGCAACAGCACTTGATGTTACATCAGTTTCATCTAATGTTGTATTTGCTGTTGTTGTAACTACCTTTACTGTTCCTCCGGCTTTAACTATTGATCCATGTGATCTTATTGTAGTATTTGATTTAATAACATTAACTGCTGTTGATCTGGCGCTGGTTGAGGATGTTACTTCAATATCTGTAACTACTGGTTGTATTTCTGCATTAAAAAATCCAGTACCAGAAACATGGTGATCGCTAATTTCATCTTCATCTAATAAAATATTATAAATGGCAACTTCATCTAAATATGCAGTGTAATTATATAATATATTTGTTTGATTATCATCTTTAATGGAATTCATTAAAGAATGTCTGTTTGCACCGTCTCCATACTGCAAAAAGCCACCCAAAGATATAACAATTGAAGTTTCTTCAGCATCAACATAACTTTTATATGTTGCTGTTGAGTTAGTTGTTTGTTTAGTTAACACTATATGATGCCAAGAATTGTCGGCTATATAGTTTGTAGTTTTTGTAATAAATGTTTGGTTTGTAACACCAAGTCTCCAAAACGCCAAGTACCCATCATAAACACCTATGTAAGCAGTTTGTCTAGTTGTTTGTCCGCCCCAAATAATTCCAATTAATGTAATGTCTGTTTCATCAACGCATAATACTGGAACATTTGGACTAGATGTTTTTATCCAAAATTCATATGTTAAATTATCTGCATCATTAAAAATTCTATTATTACCAAATCTAATTATATTATTTGTATTTAAGTTTGAAGTGCTACTGGTAAATAACAATGATTCACTTATTGGATCTCCAGTAATTCCAGTATCAAAATTACCTAAAATTGCATTTGTAGCAATTCCATTAATTTGACCAGAACCATAATCAACAATATCAGTAATTAAATTTTCATCAATAAATCTATAATAATGTATTGGATCATGTTCTAATACAAGAGTCGGATATAGTTCCAATACTTCTTGACCATTTACAGTTATATTACTTGTGGTAACTGTTACGCTATCAGAAATTTGAACCTCTGGCAAAAATGATTCAATATCAATATTTGTTGTATTTGCTCCAATAAATATAGAAGTATCAACTATTAAGGTTACATTTGGTGCTGATATATTTATATTTGATTTAGTTACATTTTGTGTATTGTTAAATTCTACAAACAATGTAGGCGACGGAGCAGCAATGGCTATATTTGTTACGTCGGCTGTTCCACCCGCTGCTATAGTTACTGATGTGTTTGTATTGCCGCCGACACCAATGTTTGTTTTATCTTGAGTAACTGTTTTATTGTTTGTAGTTGTTATTGTTGTATTTGTATTGCCGCCAACACTAGTATTTGATCTTGGAGATGCATCTATGTCTTTATTTCTGCCTTGATCATAATGTACGCCAATTCTAGTTGAAGTTAATACTGTATCATACACAGCAAAATGTTGAATTCTTCCGTCAAAACTACCACCATCAATTTCTCCAGCGGCAGCAACTCTTATTTCATTTCCGTTGCCCCAAATACCACCATTAAAAGTGGAGCCAAAATTTTGAGTTGTTCCTTCTTGAACGCCATTTTTATATACTTTTGCTTCGTTTGCAGCATTGTCGCAAGTTATAACTATGTGATATGTAGTGCCTGTAGAAACGCTTCCTATTGCAGTATTAACTAACCAAAAATCGTAATTATCTCTAGTAATATTTAAGTCAAAAGAATTAGCCGTGTTTAGGGCAAAATTAGTGCCATAATTGTTATTTGAATTAGCCACCCAAGCGCCAAATAATGTATCATAAGTATTTGTATCTGCTCGAAACCAGCATTCTATAGAAAAACTTCCAGACCAATCGGCGCTGGGTAACCATTTTACATATTGCGAACTGCCATTAAAATCGACTGATTTACCTTCATTAATTAAAGAAGTTGAATTAAGTGTTGGACTACCTACGTATGTGCCGTGACGACCATTGCCAGAAGAATCGGTTGCTTCACTTCCTGATGTTTGATCAAGCTTCCACCATATATACGGATTATCCGCATCTACTTCATCTGAATAACTATTAAAATTAGGCATAATTATCTCCTAATAGAAATTGCCGAGGGCAGCCTTTAAACCCTCGGCAAAATCTATCATATTGTTAATATAGAACAATAGGGATTGGGACCATTTCTTTGTATTTCATTCTTTATAAATAAAACCGTATTGGTTATAACAGTAGTCCAGATAGAGACCAAATTGTTATCCTGAACCCCCGCAAGGATAACAACATCACAGTAACTATGAATGGCCCCAAGTTGTGCGGCCTCTACCTGGACTACTGCGTTCATTAGTCAGCGGTTGTAGTAAAGATGCCTGCTGCATCCCATACAATCGAGAACGTACCGCTTGACGAAGACTGATCAGAACCAAAGTCAACATAGGCTATTAACGGCCTAGTAGCATTTGTTGCAGGGCTTGCGTCGTAGATTACCGCATATCTTGCAGTAATTGTAGATGAAGTCCAGCTGACATCGTCCGCATCAAATTTTGTAACGTTAGTACCTGAAGTATATCCAACTGTCTTGTTAGCGAGTGTTACCCCGGTAGAAGTGTAGCCAGTTCCTGTTACTTCATAAGAACTTACGTCATCAAAGTAGTCATGCGTATCTTGATTTGGTGTATAGGATGATGTTAGCAGGGCCACCTTTATGGTGTCTGTGTCAAAGTCTATCTCTTTATTGAAAGCCTTTGCGATTACACTGCCATATGTTTTTGTAGTAGCCATGTTAATCTCCTATTAAGCCAAAGTATCTTCGATAATTACGCCATAAACATCAACGAGCTTGTCGCAATGAATTGAGTAGTAAGCCATTAGATCAATTGCACGTGCAACAACGTTGTCATCAACGTCAATGCCAATATCTTTGATCCAAGCACACCCTACTGATTCACGGCTGAAAAGTTGGTTGTAACGACGTGATGGTGTTGCACCACCGTCATCATTGACTTGAGTGCTGATAAAGCATGGGACACCATATGGTGAACCAACATAACCAGCAGCGTTGGTAAAGCCTTCACCAAAACCTTCAACGGTCTGACGACCAACTGAAGCGTAGGTTGCAAAGTCATCAAACTCTGCACGAAGCTTGGCCCAGCTATTTGGGTGAAATACTGCGAAGTATGGTCCAGGAGCATTTGCAGCTTCAAGAGTTGCAATTGCTTCACGGAAGTCAGCAGCGTCCATTGCGTTGTTATTGTCATTGACATGTGTTGTAAAGTCCATTGCGTCAAGAAGAAGACCATCTTCGTCTTGTGCAAGTGCACGACCAAGCTGATCACCATAAGGAGCAAGGTCCTGGAATGGGTCGGCATGGAGTGTGCGCTTTGAAATTTGAACATATGTACCACGCTCAACTGGTGTCAATGTGACGCCATCTGAGCTCATTGTGGTGCTTGAAGGAGCAACGCCTTCGGTTAGTGAAGCCACGGCGACGCTTTGGAAGCGTGGGACTACAATTGAACCTGCGCCAGCAGGAACTGCATAACCACGAACCAAAGGACGCATGACTCTGTTTGCATAAGCAGCTGACTGAGCATCTGCTGATACAATTTGACCAATAAGGTCATTCAGTGTTGTACTATTTGAAATAGCCATGTGTTATTTTCCTTTAATTGTTTTCAATTTGATTTGATGAAGTTCTAAGTAAATCTCTATACAAATCTCTTATATTATTCCTAGCAATTGGATCCTTTTTAATCTCATTAAGGTTTCTTGAACCAAGAACGCCAGTTGGATAAGGACTTTCTTTGCTTGGAGTATTTGGATTTGGCGAGATTGCTTTTGGGACTTTTTTAGGTTCAACCTTTTCAGTCTCAGAAACTCCACCAACAAATTGCGGAAACTTCTCCAGGAAATTGTCTACAGCTTGAGATGGAGACATACCATCTTTAAAATCGACCCATTCAGGATTAGCTTTTACGCCTCTTCTGACTAGTTCATTTTCAATTCTAACGGTATGAATTTGTTTTTCAAGAATTTTATATTGATCAAGTTCTTGTCTTGTTTCTTTAAGCTCAGTTCTGTATTTAGCAGCTTCTGCTCTTAAAGTTTTGACATATTCTTTATCAAAACTCTCGGGTGATTCATTGTCACTCATTTATCCTCCAGGGATGTGTTTTCGGCACCAGGCCTACATCTATAGTAATATATAATACCACAAAGTTATCTAACTATCCTAACGAAATGATATTGGTTTAACTTGCTGAAAAGAAACCTTTGCTGCAGTGGGATTAGATAAATTAACTCTAAGTCCTGATTTAAATGCTAATGATTTAATTCTTTCTTGATTAACTGCTTGTTTTGCTAAATTAAATAAAGCTGGATTTATTGGAAATGCTTGACCATATCCTTGACCACCTGTAAATCCCCTACTGGGCCCAGTGTTTGGCAAAGCGGCACCGGGTGTATTTATTCTTTGAACATCTGCCACACTTAAACGTTCACCAGGAGTAAGAGTTCTACCAACATATTTTGATAATATTCCAGCATTTGAACTGCTAACAATTTTATTAGACATTGGTTGTGGTTTTGGTTTTGCGGGTGCCGACGGTGCGCCAGTTGAATAACTAACTAATACTTCATTGGTTTGGAAGTCGCCTTTAATATTTTCAACCGTAACATATTGACCACCAATAATATTTTGAGGACTTAATACATTCTTCTCTGCTGTAGTTGGTGTATATTCTGATGTATCACGTAGACTTGGTAATTTAA